GGATGAACGTATTCGCAATGGTATTGCGGAAGGCGACATCGATCTCTCTCGTATTGGTGTCAACAATGTCGATGAACCTGCTCGTGGCGCGATCGGTGACAATAATGACGTGTTTGATGCGCCAGAAAAACGCAAACCAGAAACGGAAGTGATTGCCAATTCTAGCAGCAGTAATCAATTCAGCTACTCAGGTAACATTCAAGTTAACGTGGGCGAAGGGGAGTTTACGGCGGTGAACTGGGGGACATCGAATGTGGGCATTAAAGTCGGTACTGGTGGCTTTAAATCGCTGGCCTTTGGTGACAATAACGTTATGGTTCATATCGGTGACGGTGAAAGCAAACACAGTGTTGATATCGGTGGCTATCAAGCACTGGAAGGTGCGCAAATGTTCCTCGGTAACCGTAATGTGAGCTTTAATTTCGGACACAGTAATGATCTGATCCTAATGATGGATAAGTCGATCCCAACTCCACCACTCGTCAATCCATTCGACGGTGCCGCACGTATTTCTGGTGTGTTGCAAGGTATTGCTACGTCTGGAGAGGGAGAAGATTGGCTTGCCGCTCAAGAGCAGCAATGGACACTGTCTGGCGCGAAGAAGTTCGTCAAAGATATGTCTGGTTTGGATCAAAGTAGCAGTGTGGATTACACCACATTAGTTGAATTGGATTCACAAAATGAACGTGATAGCCGTGGCCTGAAGCACGATGCAGAAGCGACACTGAATAAGCAATACAATCAGTGGCTAAGCGGTAACGGTAATAGTGGCACGAGTCAGCTCAGCCGCGCTGATAAGCTTCGTCAAGCCAATGAAAAGCTAGCATTTAACTTTGCCGTAGGTGGACAAGGGGCGGATATTCAAGTCACGACGGGTAACTGGAACTTTATGTTCGGCGATAACATTCAGTCGATTTTGGATACCAACTTAGGTTCACTGTTTGGTCTCATGACGCAGCAGTTCACCGCAACGGGACAAGCAAAAACCACCTTCACTTATACGCCACAAGATTTGCCGCGCCAGCTCAAGAATAAGCTACTCGGCCAGTTAGCTGGAGTAGGGGCTGAAACGACATTGGCGGATATTTTTGGTGTGGATTACACCGCGTCAGGTCAAATTGTTTCGCGTAATGGTCAAGCCGTCGATGGAGTGGCGATTCTCAAAGAGATGCTGGAAGTCATCGGTGAGTTCAGCGGAGATCAACTGCAGGCTTTTGTCGACCCAGCTAAGTTACTGGATAGCTTGAAAGCGGGTATCGACATGGGAGCGGATGGCATCAAGTCTTTTGCTGAAACTCATGGGCTGAAAGAGAAAGCGCCTGAAGAGGAAAAGGACAATTCTTCGGTTTCTGTTAATGGTGCGAACGTGAACAGTGCGCAAGGTGCGACTGTGGCTGATGGCAATACTGAAACAGCAGAAACACAAGATCGTGCCTTTGGCTTTAACTCGCTTAACCTGCCTAACTTGTTTGCGACTATTTTCAGCCAAGATAAGCAGAAGGAAATGAAGTCACTGGTGGAGAATCTTAAACAGAATCTCACCGCCGATCTGCTGAATATGAAGGAGAAAACGTTTGATTTCCTTCGTAATAGTGGCCATCTCCAAGGAGATGGTGATATCAACATCTCCCTAGGAAACTACAACTTCAACTGGGGTGGTGATGGTAAAGATCTCGGTGCGTATCTCGGAGATAACAACAACTTCTGGGGTGGACGAGGCGATGATGTGTTCTACGCAACAGGCAAGTCAAACATCTTCACGGGTGGAGAAGGCAACGACATGGGCGTTCTGATGGGGCGTGAAAACATGATGTTTGGTGGTGATGGCAACGACACGGCAGTGGTTGCTGGACGCATTAACCATGTCTTCCTTGGTGCTGGTGACGACCAGTCGTTTGTCTTTGGCGAAGGTGGTGAAATTGATACCGGTTCAGGCCGTGACTATGTGGTGACTTCTGGCAACTTCAACCGTGTGGATACGGGAGATGATCAAGACTACTCCGTTACGATTGGCAACAATAACCAAGTGGAACTCGGAGCAGGTAATGACTTTGCCAATATCTTTGGTAACTATAACCGTATCAATGCCGGTGCGGGTAACGATGTGGTGAAACTGATGGGTTACCATGCCGTGCTAAACGGTGGTGATGGAGATGATCACCTGATTGCAACGGCCATCTCTAAGTTCAGCCAGTTCAACGGTGGTGAAGGCCGTGATCTGATGGTACTTGGTGGTTATCAAAATACTTTCAAAGGTGGCACGGATGTGGACAGCTTTGTGGTGAGCGGTGATGTTATCGACAACCTTGTGGAAGACATTCGCAGCGAAGATAACATTGTCTTCAATGGTATCGATTGGCAGAAACTGTGGTTCGAGCGCAGCGGGTATGACCTGAAACTGTCGATTTTGCGTGATCCGTCTAACGACAGTGACCAATCGAAGTTTGAGCATATTGGTTCGGTGACATTCAGTGATTACTTTAATGGTAACCGCGCTCAAGTGGTTATCGGAATGAGTGAGAAAGACCTGTCGGGTGAACGTGAATACACCATGTTATCGGATAGTGCGATTGACGCTCTGGTTCAAGCGATGAGTGGTTTTGAACCGCAAGCGGGTGACAATGGCTTTATCGACAGCCTAGAGAGTAAATCTCAAGCTGCGATCAGCATGGCGTGGTCAGACGTGGTTCACAAAAAAGGATTGATGGTGTAATCGCGTAGCCCAAATTTAAGCAGCAAAAACAAGCTGCCAAAATATCCAAGAACTCCGCCTTAGTGTGGAGTTCTTTTTTAGCGAAGCAAACCTAAACACATTTGAAAGGTTGGTAACAGGTTTTCAAATCAAGGGATTACAGAAACACTTTGGTGCACACAATTGACGTAAGTACAGTGACAATGTCACTAATAATCATACTTAACATTGTCAAATGATAAATATGATTATTAGGTATTTTATGGTAAATACAGTTATGTTTAATGCTGGATTAAGAATAGGGAGCAGATTGGGGTTTGCGACCTCTTTTTATGCCTTAATTTAACATAACATACATAATACGCACTAAGGATGTGGAATAAAAACATCATACTTGCAGTAATACATGTTTGGGCAAAACGGTTGCTTCTCATCATCGAACCACAAAAAAGCCCACTGAGGTGGGCTTTTTTATATCTTAATTTGCCATACTAATTGCGGCAATCGCATGAGGCGTTTTATTATTCCATACACATAACTTTTCGACTTTAGCTTCAGTAAGATATGCAATCCTCAGGGTATCCTTCATCCTTTCAATCGCTTTTTTTTGTGAATCTATATGTTGACTACCTGGTACTTCTACTTGAAAAGTTGCACCATTCTTAAAAGTAATGATAGCCATCTCTCTTTTTCCAGCTAGAGATTCTGTATACGAAAATATCTTATCATTTAGCGTATGTATTTGTGTGTTGTGGTATTCTGCACACAAATCAGTAATATTTTGAGGTGTTCCATGTGCATATGCTGAAGATAGTAAAACTGTAAAAAAAACACCAAATTTTAATTTAATCATAATTCATCCTTAATTCTATTATGTGTATCAATATCAGATTGATAGCCTGAAAATATTTGTCTTTTAACTTTAGATTGGTATTCGTCAAGGAATTTTACACCTAGACTTTGGGTTTTTTCATCGCAAGTATTACTCATCGATGATCTTGGAGCATTCCCACAACCCGGCGGTGCATGATGAATCCACGGCTCTTCCCTCCAAGCTCTATGCTCCGGAGGGAAACCTGCCAATCCATAACCATCTGCTGCTGGAGCAATATCTAAGTTACTGTAATATCTATCTCTGTAGCCCCTATTACGATGTAATTGTTCATCAAGCACCCCAAAATGAACTCGATACCATCCATATATTTGGGAGTATGGAATCCCACCTAAAGCAGAAACTTCTTGTTCATCTGGATGAGGACTGTATGCCCCTAATACATCATTAACGTTAAACATGTTGGGTGCAGTGGCTATAACATATATATAATAAGTAGAATGACCAGACAATATAGTTTGACCCACTAAGTGGGCACTTCTCAAACTAATTGAGGTGGAAACATATCCATCATCGTGCCTAACAAATCCCGTCTGAGTTCCTCTTGCATGATCATAAAGGTTGATATTCATTTGAGTACCTCGGTCAAAGTACTCACTCTGTCCTCTTGGCATAAGACCACCTGACTGCTTTATTTCATCAGGAGGTCTAGAATCTGCCCGATATAACTTATCATCATTTGCATATGAAAATGATGATAAGAAAATAAAAAACACAAATATTATCTTTACCATATAATGCTCCCTTTGTTTAACAGAAAAATAATTGATCAAAACAATTAAATAAGTAAATAAATTTGTATTATTTGAAATCAAAAATCAAAAATCAAAAATCAAAATATACTATTTAGTCCTTTTTTATCATTTTCTGTTTTTATCGGTAAACCCCGTTTCACTTCTACCCACAGCGCTTGCGCTGCAAAGGTATCGAACACCACAAAGTGATTGAAATCCGGTAACGGTAGCACCTTGTAGCGGTAGCTCGATGCAAACAGCTCTGTTGGGACGCTGCCACTCTCGGTTTCAAAAAACACTGTAAGCGTATCCTTGTAAATGTGATGACCTGTCGCCCATAGACCACGATAAGGAATGTCCAAATTGTCTACGAGGCGATAACGCTCATCACCAACAGTGACAAAACCATCTTGGACACAAAGCCGACCAATACAAAAACCAAAAGACGCAGGAGCAACCGCCTTGCTCCCGACAGCATTCCCAACAGTAGCCTTTGACTGAGGCTCGGATTGCTCTGACTCGATAGTTGCATCATTTCCCCCTGTAAAAATTGGATTGTCGTGTAAGCCGTAAAACGAATAAGAGAACATCAAAAAAACCATGCCGAACAAGAAAAGGATCTTTCTGTCTTTCCACAGCGCCGTTCCGGCCATCGTGTCGCGTGCTTTGCCTGTCGTGGTGCTTGCGTACATCTTAAAAATCGGACTTGGAATTTTTTTGACTTGGCGTGTCAGCGCGTGCGAGTCCATCTGTCCAGAGTTGGCTGCATCATGGGTGGTCAGGGTAAACTTTGCCCCTAGCCCCACGGTGGCGCGGTTAAAGTGGCGATACCCTATCTCCGCCGCCTCTCTTATCATGTTGTGCACTTTGGCAATGTTAGGCGTGGTTAGGCAGATATCCCAGCCGTGGTGACGATGCATGTCAAAAGCCACCTCAAAGCTCTCCGGCCTATCCTCTGCGACCAAATCCGGCGGCGTGTCGAGCGCCTTTAAATTGGTGACCGTCAGTCTCGGCGGCCAGATGCGACCACATTCATCGATAAAGAGAAACGCGTCCTTTCTCGCCCAGTGCCAAAAACGCGCCATCGTTAAGCGACCGTCAGGATGGTCTGTATCAATAAACTCGATACTGATGTCCGAGACATCCATTTTTAAGTACTTAGCCATGCGTTCAAGGTTTAAGCCTCGCACATTCGTGATGATGTGACGGCCTGACTTAATCGCCGGCAGCAGACGAAGCCATAATGCCCCTGACGTTTTATAAGAGCCTGGCGCGCCGTGATGAATAAAGATACTCATAGGTTTAACGCTCGCAGGGCAAAACGGGTCATCAAAGCCTGAAGCACGATAGCCAGCGCTTGGTCTAACCCTAAAAAGAACAGAAAGCCGCTGTATTGAGGAGGCAGCATATCGATAGCCTGTTGGATAAGCGGATAGATGGTAAACATATCAATCACTTTCTGGGACATCTCCCAGAAGAATTGGATAACAAAAATCTTGCTCTCAATCCACATAATACCGAGCTTGATCACAAGCCACGTAAAGCCATCAATTAGCCAGTCATAAAGGGTGTCCATCATAAGCATCACCTAAACAAAATGAGCATGGCGGCCAGAATGTACGCCATCGCGAGCACTATCATGCGGATGATGTGCAGGTTTTCAGAAAAGAGGGAGAAGTCAAAACAGAGGTTGTAACCAAACGCCTCGACATAGGAGCAAAACGAAGGCACCGCCGCCGAGCCTTTGAACTGATGCAAAGCCGACTGGGTGATTTTCTCGTTGATCATCTGCTTTAAATTCTGCTGAGCCGTTTCTAACTCGGTCTCGGCCTCTCGTATCGGAAACTGACAGCGTTCAGGGTTACTACAGCGCCCTGATAGCGCCGTGTTCATGGTGTCGAGTTGCTGTGAAATCGTCTCTAAGGTATTGAGCTTTTTAGAGATGGTATTAAGCGCCCCTGTATAATTGGGGCTGCTGCTATCGGGTGGCGTGGGATTGGGTTGGTCTGGGTTAGGCGGAACGACAGTCCCACCGAGTGAGTCTTTAAGTTCATCAATCGCCCGAAGGACATTAAGCTCGCTATAAAGCACATCGTATGAAACAGCCGCAACACGAGAGTAAAGCTCATCCTTGGCTTTTCTTACCTCCCGTTGCGTATCCCAAACATCAATGCGGATTTCCTCAAGATACTCCATTTGCCCACCCAAACGATTGTTGACTGCGGTGACACTCTCAAGAACACGATCCGCGTGAAACTTCGTATTGAGCTGAACCATATCTTGAGAGTGGGACACCTGACCACTGACATGATTGAGAGTCGAAGCCATCTCTGATTGGTTTTTATAGACCTGATTGAACGCAGACTTAAACGAGCTGCTCAGCCCATCAACAGGGGAATCACTGGGCGGTGAAGGTGGTAAGGGAACGCACTCTTCCCCCTCAGGGCAATAAGGATAAATGCAGCGCTCTGCAGATGCTCCGGACAAGTCGCACATCGGCCAGTTCGGGGATACCCCTTGTGAAAAACGGGGTTTGTAGAGCCCCTTGCAATAGTCCCCATTTTCATTTGAGAGACAAGACCAAACAAAACCATAGTCATCTTTTTCAATATCAAGCATGCAGCCATCAAATAACACCGATTGCACAATGGGAGAGCCAAAACCGAAAAGTAACTGGTGTGACGTAGTAGTATTAGGATCACAATTGATGGCGGAAGCCGTTACCGATGGAGAAAGAAAGAGCAATGTCAAAAACAGTAGAAAATAGCGCATAAAAAAGGGCGAACGCTCGCCCTCCTCCCTTAAACCAAATATAAGCCCGACACAAAGCCGATAATGATGACCGCTGAGCCAAAGAGACCCAGCCACAACTCAAGCACTATTTAGCCTTACGAATTAAGCCAATCACGGTAACAATCAGAACAATTGCCCCCACCACGCCCATGATGAGCGGCCCAAGCGCAATCACCGTATCTTTACTGGTGCCCAGTGTTTTGGTGACTTCCGTGACCAAACCCGCATCAGCAGCCGCGAGTGCTTGGTTAGCAAATGCGGAAAACAGCAAGAAAACCCCGAGTGAAAGCGTGCTTTTAAAGGTATTAAGTTTGTTTTTCAGTGAGCTAAACATGTAGCTTCTCCTTTACCGTGGATAAAATGAGACTAGCAACCGCGCCAATCCCAAAGGATGTAAAGAACAGAACGAGAACGGCCTTGACCACCGCGAAATAGAGCGCCTCGTTCCAGACATAATGGGTTAAGTCCATCAAGATTTAATGGGTTGAGGTTTATCCAATGGCTTGCCGCCCGGCACGTTGTCAAACAAGGAACACACCACTTGATAATCAATCACGAGGTTGCGTGATGGGTCTTCTGGGTCTGGCTCATTGTCAAACGTGACAAGAACCGGAAAGGCGGTCTGTTCGAGTTTTCTGGTCATCGCGTCACTGGATACAAATTTCACTTCCTGATGCTGCAAGCCAAACGTCAAACATTGGCCTTTATCGTTTTTCCACTGGCGAATCGGCTTACCAACAAAAAG